CAGGTGTTGGTCTAGATGCATTCTTCCCAGGCGACAAAGCAACCTTTGATACCCTAGAAGTTTCGTTTCTAGTAGATGAAGATTTAGAGAATTTTACAGAGATATACAATTGGATGGATTCTATTGTACCTCTCAGTAATCCTGAATTATACGGAACATACACTGAAACTGCAACAACTCAGACTAATGTGGTGGCAAGTGTTGACAATGATTTGAATCAATACAGTGACATCACATTAGTCACTAATACTAACAAAAATATACCCAATAGATTCTTTAGATTCCATGATGCATTCCCTATATCATTAAGTGGGATTGACTTAGAATCAGGTGCAGATGCTGAACCAGCAATCTGTACAGTATCATTTAGATTTACATATTACGAGATTAAAACCACTTCATAAATACTATAAAGTATAGTATAATTACAGTATGACATTGGATGAAATAAAAGCGATGTGGTCTAACGATTGCGAAATCGATGACATAGAATTAGATAAATCTAGTTTAGATGTACCTCGATTACATGCAAAATATTCAGACTTACTAACAGATAACATTCTTAGATTAAAGAATGCTCAGATGCAATACAATCTACTTAGAAAAGATAAGTGGTTATGGTTCAATGGTAAAATGGATGAATCCAGAATCAAAGAACTAGGTTGGTCAGATGACCCATTCGATGGTCTAAAGATAATGAAAAATGACATGGATGTTTTCTTCAATTCAGATGAAGACCTTACAAAACTAAAAGCAAAGATTGATTATCTACAAGAGGTTGTAGAGTATATCAAAAGATGTATGGATAACATTACATGGCGACACCAGACAATTAAAAATACAATTGAATGGCGTAAATTTATGGCAGGACAATAATGATTTTACAAAGACATTGTATGATATATCCAGAATACTTCGACAGAGATGAATGTATGAGGATACATGCAGAAGCAAATAAGGTCGAAGAGATACAGGGTCGTACAGGTATGGGTGTAGACCCCGATGAGAATCCAGAACAGATAGCACAAGATTTTTCAGTAAGACAATCATCACAAAAATGGTTGCGACATCATTCATTCCCTAAAGATATACAAGAAAAAATATCTAGTGGTATTAGAATGGCACAAGAAGAAGCAAATTGGTTGCATGATTGGAATTATATCGAAGACCATCAGTACACTATCTATAGACATCAACCTGATAAACCAACAGGAGATTTTTATACATGGCATACAGATGCTAGTGAAGCATTACAAAGTAAAGACGGAATTAGAAAAATAAGTTCGACAATTCAGTTGTCGGATCCAGAAGAATATGAAGGTGGACATTTTCAATGGTTAGAACCAGCGAAGATGTTTGATAATATCAGAACAGGGTCAGTCGGAGTAGATATTGAACCCTTTATTCAGACAGCACCCTTCAGCGCCAAAGCAATGGGAACTCTCATAGTATTCCCTTCTTTTGTTTGGCATCAAGTGACACCAGTGACCTCAGGTACAAGAACTTCTTTGGTTAGTTGGTATCACGGTCCTCGTTATGTCTAAAGTAATAGTATCTAAAGTCAATGATGTCTTTATGAAAGTCGATTGTGATGATGGACTTGCAAGAGACCTCTATGACTTCTTTTCTTTTACAGTGCCAGGTGCAAAGTTCATGCCTTCTGTTAAGAACAGATATTGGGACGGCAAAGTCAGACTCTTCTCTTTAAAAACTAAAAGAATCTATATAGGGTTATTACCTTATGTTGACGAATTTTGTAGAGAACGAGGTTTTGATTTTGATGGCATATCAGATGTAATCGGAGAGAAGACTGATATAAAATTCGACTTGAAGAAGTACTTTATGAAAGAGTATAATCTTCCATTTGAACCTAGAGATTATCAAATGGAGGCAGTAGAAACTGCAATCAAGTATGGCAGACAATTACTATTATCACCCACAGCATCAGGTAAATCTCTAATCATATACCTACTCGCAAGATGGTATAATAAGAAAACAGTTATTATTGTTCCTACTACTTCATTAGTAGAACAAATGTCAAAGGATTTTATAGAGTATGGATATGATAAAGAAATTTGTAAAATTTATTCGGGTCAGCCTGTTTTTAATTCGGACATCACCATTACCACTTGGCAGTCATTTGCTAAGGCACCTAAAGATGTCTTGGAGAGTTTCGATGTTGTCATCGGAGACGAAGCCCACCTCTTCAAAGCACAAACATTAAAAGGCATCTTAGAAAAGATGAAGAGTACTGCAATCAGAATCGGTACTACAGGTACACTAGATGGCAGTGAAGTACATAGATTACAACTAGAAGGTCTGTTTGGTCCTGTAAAGAAAGTAGTCACTTCATCACAATTAATTGAAGAAGGTACTATCGCAAAGATTGACATTGATTGTATAATACTTAAGCATCAAAAGTGTCATAAAATGTCATACCAAGAAGAAATGGATTATCTAGTTTCTAATCAAGAGAGAAATCAGTTCATTACAAATCTAGTCGCAAACCTTAAAGGCAATACCCTTGTACTGTTTCAATATATTGAGAAACATGGACAACCACTTTGGGAGATGTTCAACCCTAGAATCTCAGGAGTATTACACTATGTCTATGGTGAAACTGATACAGAAGATAGAGAAAAGGTAAGAGAAATTGTAGAGAAGTCAGACGATAATGTCATACTAGCGTCATACGGAACATTCTCTACAGGTATTAATATTAAGAGAATTGATAATATTGTTTTTGCAAGTCCGTCTAAATCTCGTATACGAAATCTACAGTCTATTGGTAGAGGTCTTCGTAAAGCAGACGGCAAAGATAGTATGAGATTGTTTGATATCGCAGACGACTTACAATGCGATAATTACACCCTTGCTCACTTAAAAGAACGCATAAATATCTATAGTGAGGAGAATTTTCCATACGAAATAAAACAATTCAATCTAAATGGCTAAAGCATCAGATTTAATACCTTCAAGATACGAAGTAATCAAACTAAAGACAGGCACTGAGATAGTCGGTATGACTAGAGATGTAGGTGCTTCATTAGAGGTTACTTTGCCAATGATATGTCAGTTATCTTTGATACCTGGCACTCCTCGAACACAAGCAGTTTTTTATCCTTACTCACCTTTGAGTGCCGATGAGAGAGTAAACATACCAAAAGAACAAGTGATGCATAGACAACTTATGAATGACCAATTCATACCTTTCTATGATAACGCATCATCTAAATGGTTTGACATGATAGAGAATCAATCTATACCTCTTGCTAATGATGAAGACAAAAGAATCGGTGAGATGATGAGAAACTCATTACAAAGAATCATGCAAAGAGGCGAAGCATTTGATGAAGATGATTTGATAGATGAGATTTTCGAAGAAGCATCAGACATCTCAGACTTCGAATCAGCGCTTCCGCCGAAAGATAAAAAAAAGATTCACTAATTTATTTCCTGAGCAAACAATTCATATATATACTTGCGTATAATTTTTAATTATATTTAATTATTAATTTTGTTTATAACTGGAGAACCATGACCACAGCAATTTTAGGTATTGCGAAGAGCATGGCAAGTGGATTCGAAAACCTGAGAGCAGCAGAGATTACATCAAAGATAATCGATGGACTAGAGTTTGTCTTTCTATTGACTCTTCCATTTTTATTACCATTTTCAATAATGTTTTTTACTAAGTTCGGAATTTAGTAAAGTGATTTGCCGTGGCATAAAGGAATATGTCACAGAAAAAAGTTCAACAAATCAGAGATAGTTTAGAGGTTACATGCCTTATGGCAATCTTTTGCCTATCTTGTTTGAGTTTGGTCCAATGAAGGACTATCTCGACAGAATCATGTGGTTTTGTCGAGAGTTTCCTGGATGGGCAGTAGCCTTTTTCTTTTGCGGATATATTATGGGGACTGTATATTTTTAGGGGAAAAAAATGAAACAGATATTTTTAGCAATCACAATGTTGTTTTTTGCAACAGATTCATTCGCCGATGATTGGAGAATGAGAAAATTTGACATGAACATGGACGGTTTTGTCGAAAAAGAAGAACTACTTATGAACGGTTGTACTGTTAAAGTAGGTCTTTGGAAACATGCTGATAAGAACAAAGATGGTAAACTATCTAAGGGTGAACTTAGAAAAGCATCTGAGTACATTATCAGAAACAGGTGTCCAAGAGGATGAGAAAAGTATTCAACATATTTTTCAAATATTGGGTTGCCCCATGGCACCCTAAGGGTTGTATTAGATAATGGAAGTATTAATCATTTCACTATTTGGAATAACTATTACTTATTTGTATCTTAAACATGCACCGATGCACGAAATCAGAGGTGCGATTTATCATGCAAAACATATCGCAAAAAAATGAGATACGGACAACAACTAGAATTACTACTAAATAAACCGAGAGATGCAACTCCAGAGGAGTGTGCTGAATGGGAAAAGACAGATTATTTTCGAAGCGGAAATTTCGATGCAATGAAGTTATTTGTAGTAGTTCCAACATTGATACAGTTGGTTATGTTCTTCTCGATGCTTGGCATCTTTGCGTTAAATGAAAAATTATTTTAATATTATTGTCAAATTGATTTTAGGGTTGGGTAAAGACGAAGAGTTTTTGCCCACCCCATTTAATATAATGATTGTCTGTATGGGACTAACATTACTCTTTTTTGGTACAGTTGCGGTGTTATTAGGTACCTTGGCGCTGGCAACATAGTTATCATATCATATGAAATTGACCTCGCAAAGGGGTTTTCAAAAATAAATTTCAAAAATTCATTTAGAATAAATATTAAAAACCACTTACAAAATCAACGGTTTTACTGTA